TGATCGTAGAGATGACTCCGACCGAGGCAGTTTCGATGCTCGAAAAGGCATGGCAGGAAAACAAGCGACTGCGGCAGGAGAACGCAACCCTCACCGCCGAGCGCGACGAGGCGAGGCGGGAGTTATGCCACGAAATATTCACCAACGGTGGACTGCGACCAAGCGAATACGCGAGACATCGTTGCTGGGATTGCTACAAGGCGGACGACAATGCCTGACCATCAACAGGACGGCATGACGCTCAAGGATTCGGGTGACCGTCAGACCTGGGAAACAGGGAGCCGCCGGGATACTCGGGACGGTAAGGGGAGGTTCGACCTCCTGCCGTGGTCCGTGTTGTGGCAGGACGCCAAGTACATGGAGCTCGGTGCCAAGAAGTACGGGGACCGGAATTGGGAGAAGGGGCAACCTCTGTCCCGTTACCTGGATTCTGCCTGCCGCCACCTTGCCAAATACATGATGGGCCTGCGGGACGAGCCTCACCTCTTGGCCTGCCGCTGGAACATTGCCGCGTATGTGTGGACCCTTGAGCGGATCAAGGACGGCTCTTTGCCCACCTCCCTAGACGACATGGGTGAGTCCTTCAATGCACCTATGGAGCAGAATGGCACCTGACGACCTTCCCTTTGTCCACCCGACGTTTGTGGACGCCTTGAAAAAGCGGTTCCCGGTGCCCGTCCCCTCCCTTGATGACTCGGACCGTGCTATCTGGCATCGGCTCGGTGCTTGGTCTGTCGTCCAGTTCATCGAGCGCATCGTCAAAGAACAACAGGAGAGAGCAACCCGTGTGCAGTCCCAGCATCCCGAAGCCTAGCCCGCCGCCGGCACCACCCCCGGCTCCCGTGAAGATGACCGAGTCCATGACTCCAACTGCTTTGGCCCGGTCGAAGCGCGTTGATGGCGGATACGGTCTTGACCTTCTGACGATCCCGATGATGTCGAACAGCTCAATGAAGGCCGGGGCGCAGATCCCAGGAACCTGATGGAAAACGGACAAGCACTCTGGACCCGGCTTGAGTCGGAGAAGTTCTCCTACATCAACCGAGCGCGTGAGGGGGCAAAGCTCACCCTCCCGTTCATCTACCCGCCCGCCGGTACGGGTTCCGTGACTGCCCTCCCGACCCCCTACAACAGCCTCGGCGCCCGCGGAGTGAACAACCTTGCGGCCAAGCTGCTGCTGTCCCTGCTGCCCCCCAACACCCCGTTCTTCCGGTTCACCATGAACCGTGAGGTTGTGCGCCAGGCTCAGTCTGAGGAGATGCTCGGGGAACTTGACTATGCCTTCTCTGAGATGGAGAAGGAGATCATGGAAGAGATTGAGCGGATGCAGACCCGCCCGATCCTCTACGAGGCCATGCGTCACCTCCTGATCTGCGGCAACGGTCTCCTTGAGCTGACCCCTGCCGGGAAATGGCGGTTCCGTGGGTTAACCAATTACGCCATCAACCGAGACGCATCTCAGAACATTCTCCAGCTCGTCACCTGTGACTCCATCCAGTTCTCTGCGCTCCCGGCCTACATCCGGGAAGCCACGGGGATGGACTACCACGGCAACGATCAGCCCGTGGATGTCTACACCATCGTCATCCGCCGGGACAAGAACTACGAAGCCTGGCAGGAGGTCTGCAACATTGAGGTTCCGGACTCCCGGACCACCTACTCGTTCGACGATCTGCCCTACGTTGTCCTCCGGTGGAACCGGGTGTACGACGAGGACTACGGGCGTGGTCTCGTAGAGGAGTACCTCGGCGACCTGATCTCCCTTGAAGGTCTCACCCGCAGCATCGTGGAGGCAAGCCTTGCCGCCTCTCGCATCCTGTTCTTGGTGAACCCGAACGGCCTGACTTCGTCCCGCACCCTTCAGGACGCCCCCAACGGAGCCATCCGCGAGGGTAACCCGGACGATGTCGGGGTGCTCCAGGTTGAGAAGTACAACGACTTCCGGGTTGCTCTTGAGACTATGGGCGGAATCAAGGAACGGCTTGGACAGGCGTTCCTGCTGAACACGGCGGTCCAGCGCAGCGGTGAGCGAGTGACGGCGACCGAAATCCGCGCAATGATTTCGGAACTTGAGTCGGCCCTCGGCGGCGTCTTCGCCACCTTGAGCGACGAACTGAGCACCCCGCTTGTGAACCTGGTCATGGGCCAGATGATCAAGCGGAAGAAGCTCCGCAAGTTCCCCAAGGGTGTGGTTCGCCCGATCATCGTCACGGGTCTCGACGCCCTTGGCCGGGGTCAGGACCTACAGAAGCTTGACGTCTTCATGGCCGGCATCCGGGACACCATCGGTCCGCAGGTTGCCGCGCAATACCTTGACGTTCAGGGCTACTTGGTGCGCCGCGCCTCGAGCCTCGGTCTTGATCTCAACGGACTCGTCAAGAGCCCGGAGCAGATGCAGGCCGAGCAGCAGGCCGCACAACAGCAGGCAATGGTCCAGCAGCTTGGTCCTTCGGTGGTCCAGGGCGGATCGAAGCTGATTGCACAGCAGATGCAGCAGCAGGGACAGGGACAGGAGATGACTCAGAATGGCTGAATCGACACCCATCATCGCAACTGACACATCGGTCGGCCCCAACGACGCGAAATTCATCGCGCTCGCTGATGCCGCACAACAGGCAGCGGAACAGGCCAAGCAGCCTGCCGGCGAGTTCGGAATCGAAGACGCTCAGGTTCCTTCGGGCGACCTGCCGTCATCCACCGACTCGCCGGCTCCGCTTGCCGGGAAATTCAAGGACGCCAAGGACCTCGAGAAGGCATACCTGGAACTTCAGAAGAAGCTCGGAGAGAAGCCGCAGGACCCCAAGGCACCCACCGAACAGGAGGTTGCCAAGACCATCGGTCAGGATGCCCTGAGCGAATTCGTCACCGAGTTCCGCACCAACAACACGCTTTCCGAAGACTCCTATGGGAAGCTCCAGAAGATGGGGCTGTCCAAGGACATTGTCGATGCCTACATTGAAGGCCAGAAGTCTCTTGCCGAACGGCAGGTAGAGTCGGTGTACGCAAAGGTCGGTGGCCGTGAGTCGTTCCAGCAGGTGGTCGAATGGGCCACGCAGAACCTCCCGGCTGACGAACAGGAGGCGTACAACGCAATCATGGCATCAGGCGACATGAAGGCGGCAGGCTTTGCCATCTCCACCCTTGCCGCCCGATACCAGGCAAGCGGTAATCGTCCACCCAACCGAATTGAAGGCAAGCCGACCATCGGCCAGGTGGGTTTCAGAAGCCAATCCGAAATGATCTCCATGATGGCCGACCCCCGGTACAAGACGGATCCTTCGTTCCGTCAGGATGTCGTCCGTCGCATGGCTGTCACCAAGTTTGCCGACTGATGCGAATCGCCATCATCTGCCTTGTGTTGGTTGCAGGATGCAGCTCCACGCAGCGGATCTCGTCTTCCTCAGGTGACATCCGAACCGAGGCCCATGCCCTCATTGAGCATGGTCGTGAGACCAATGATCCGGAGGTGGTGAGCAGGGCGTCACGGATCGACGCCTTGGCCACCAAGATCAACACGGACGTTGCCAACGTGCAGGACAAGACTCCTGCATGGATGACCATGCTCACCTACATGGCCATCGCGGTGGTCTGTGTTGCCACGGTCATCGTGCTTGCCCAGACCGGATTGGGGTCAGCCCTGAAAGCCGTTCTCGGGTGGATCCCTGTGAAGACACGGAACGATGCGCGTCTGGCCGCATCGGTACTGGATGACGGAAAGCCAGAGAACGTCAGGGAATGGATCGCAAGTAAACGGACGGACCCTGTTTGGAACAGGGCGTTCGTAGACGCAAAGAAGGAACTCACCGAATGCTCAACGACATCTTCCTCGCCATCATCATCCTCGCCGCAGGATTTGTCACCGGCTACTGGGCCTGCAAGTCCAAGAAGCTGAACTTCTGAGAAGTACAGATGCAGAAGGGAAAGAACAAAGAGTTTGCCCGCATCGTCCGCAAGACGGCGGCGCAGGCAGCGAACGCAAAGCCGAGTAGTCATCGGACTGCTCCGGCGAAGACTCGCAAAACCGGAAGATAAACTTCCACAAGCCAGCGGTTCCAAACGGAGCCGTTGTCTATTACTTCCGTGTGATCCTGGCAGGATCATGCGGATGACGTCCAGATTGGGCAGCAATGTCCGCCAAGGCCCCATGCGTGGGATACCCCTGGCGTTGATTTCGCATGGCCACGGACCGACCCGTACTGCCAACGCAATAGTTACATAAGGAGTCACCACAATGGCTGGTGAATTCAACTTTACTGGAAACCGTACTGGTCGTAACAACGACGGTTCGGATCGTCGGGAACTGTTCCTCAAGGTGTTTTCTGGCGAGATCCTGTCGAACTTCTCCACGAAGCTCGTCCTCGCTCCGCTCGTCCGCAACCGCTCCATCGCGGTCGGTAAGAGCGCGACCTTCCCGATCTACGGCAAGGCGTCCGCCAAGTGGCACACCCCCGGCCAGAACATCCTGGAGTCTGCTGCCGGAATGCTCTCTGACTTCAAGTACGGTGAGCGCGTCATCAACATCGACAACATGCTGACGGCGAACACGCTGATCCATGACGTCGATGAGCTGCTCAACCATTGGGATGTCCGTGGTCCCATCGCCACCGAGCTTGGCTACGCCCTCGCCCGCGCGATGGACGGCTTCGCCATGCGTACGATGGTTGCCGCTTCTCTCGCAACCAACCCGATCAGCAATACCTCGGGTAACGGTACGGCGCTTGCAGGCGAGACGATCACCTCCGGCACCACCGGCTCGGTCACGGGCGGCGAAATCCTTACTTCCCTGTACACCGCGCAGGAGAAGTTCGACAACAAGGATGTCCCCGAAGATGGTCGTTTCTGCATCCTTCGTCCCGAGCAGTACAACGCGCTGATTGCTACGGCTGGTTCGTCGGGCACGGCTTTCCGTTTCAGCCGTGACTTCAACAGCGACCTTCCCACGGCAAACGCGGGTCAGGGCTCTGCGTCTCCGCTGGATGTCGCCGGTTTCAAGGTGCTCAAGAGCAACCTGTTCCCGCGCAATGTTGACGACAGCTCGACGGACCTCTACACCAACAGCAACATCATCAACGATCCGTTCGGTGCTGATGGTGCGGGCTACGGTGCGAACCTGTCGAAGTACTGGGGCGTCTGCGGTCATGCCGACGCCATCGGCATCATCAAGAAGCTTGATGTCGCTACTGAGATGGAGCGCAAGATCGAGTACCAGGGCACCCTCATCGTGTCGAAGCTCATGGCTGGCTTCGGTGTCCTGCGCCCGGAGTGCGCCATCGGCATGAAGTGGACCTGATCCACTTGATTTGAAGTGAACCTCACCGCCTGCCCGGGGAAACCCGGGTAGGTGGATTCCTCCTTTCCCCCCTCTGAGGCCCCCGGGCAGGATCTAATCCTCCCGGGGGCTGGAAGGAACAACGATGGTAGAGACCACCCAGCTTCAGGCAATCAACACGATGCTTTCCTGCATCGGAGAAAGCCCGGTATCAAGCCTCTCGTCAACGAACTCGGCGGACGTCACGGTCGCCATGAACATCCTTGATGAGGTGTGTCGTGACCTGATGACCCGGGAGTGGTACTGGAACACCAAGAAGAATGTGACGCTGAGTCCGACCGCAAGCAACAAGATCATCATTCCCACCAACTGGGTCCGCATTGACCATGAGACCCTTGATCTCATCAAGCGTGGTGCTTACCTGTGGGACCGTGAGAACGAGACCGATGTGTTCACGACTGAAGTAAAGGAACTAACCGTCGTGATGTTCCTTGATTGGAACGACATGCCCGAAGCGGCCCGACGCTACTGCATGATCCGTGGCGGACGAACCCTTGCAGCCCGCATGGTCTCGAGCGAGAAGGCCGTTGGATTCACCGAGCGGGATGAGCAGCAGGCGTTCATGGTTCTCCGCGAGTTTGAGGTGGAGCAGGCGGATTACAACATGTTCAACAACCCCGACATCGCATACCGGAACCGACGCTGGGCATGAGCCTCATCTCCATCCAGGTACCGAACCTCATCCAAGGGGTTTCGCAGCAGCCGCCCCAGATGCGACTGCCGTCCCAGCTCTCGGCTCAGGTGAACGCCTACCCATCGCTCACAGACGGCCTCACCAAGCGCCCCCCATCAAACCATGTGGCGAAACTCTCGTCATCGACGGATACCCCGTCGTTCGTTCACTTCATCAACCGCGACTCCACCGAACGGTACGTTGTGTGGATCACGGCTACTGCGCTGCGGGTGTTCACGCTTGATGGTGTTGAGAAGTCCGTCTACACCACGCTCACGGGCGATACGGCCTTCACTCTCCCGACATACCTGGCTTCTCCGGGGAACCTCCGGGCAGTCACCATCGCTGACTACACGTTCCTGCTGAACAGAAGCCAAACCACGGCGATGACTACCACAACGTCATCGGCGGCGTCTAAAGAAGCGTTGGTGACCGCCATCCAGGTTGGGTACTCCATCGTCTATACGGTGACGCTGAAGGTCGGCACCAGCTCTTATTCATACACGTACACCTCGCCGGCTACCGGAAACGCCATCAGCACCGAAGCGGTAATCACCTCTTTGGTGACGTCGATCAATGCGGCTACTGCAACAAGCGGACTTTCGGCGACCTCATACGGATCAACGCTGCTTGTGTCCCACACCTCCACAGACTTCTCGGTGAAGGTGTCTGACTCCGCCGGCGGTAGTTACATGAGCTGCGCCAAGGGCAAGGTCGCACGACTTGCGGATCTCCCGAAGCAGGGGAAGCATGGGTTCAAGGTGGCGGTCGGGGCCGCTGTTGACTCTCCGGACCTCACCGACTACTACGTCCAGTTTGTTGCAAATGATGGAGTAAGCGGGTCCGGGTTCTGGGAAGAGACTGTCGGATTCTCTGTACCGACCACCATCAACGGCGCAACGATGCCGCTTGCGTTGGCTCGGCGGAGCGACGGGAACTTCGCTTGCTTCACCCCAACCTGGTCTGCCCGGGCCGCAGGCGATGACACCACGGCACCCAAGCCATCCTTCATTGGACGCAAGTTGAAGGACATCTTCCTGTTTAGGAATCGCCTCGGGTTCGTTGCAGATGACAAGGTCGTCCTGAGCGAGGCCGGCTTCTACTACAACTTCTTCCGGACAACGACCGCGCAGCTCATCGACTCCGACCCCATCGACGTTTCGGTCGGTCACTCCAAGATCGCAAGCCTTGAGTCTGCGCTTCCTTGGGACGAGCGGCTCATCCTGTTCTCCCCGCTGACTCAGTTCAGCCTTGGGTCTGGCGGCGACACCGCGCTCACGCCCAAGAGCGTGGAGGTCATCCAGACCACGGAGTTTGAGAACGCCTGTGAAGTCTGCCGCCCGGAGGCCACGGGGCGGTCCTTGCTGTTCCTTCAGCGGAACGGTTCGTACACGGGCGTCCGCGAGTACATCCGTATCTCGTCTCGAGAGCAGTACGACGCGATGAACCTCACCGCAAACGCTCCGGCGTACATCAGCGGTAACCCAAAGACCATTGCCGTGAGCAGCCATGACTCCGTGGGATTCATCCTTACGGACGCAGGGTTGTGGAACTACAAGTGGTTCGTAAACGGCAACGAGAAGATTCAGTCTGCCTGGAGCAAGTTTGATCTCGGGGCAGGCGCGACCGTCCTTGGGATTGATTGGATCGACCACTACCTGTACCTGGTGGTTGCCCGTGCGTCCCAGACGTACCTCGAGCGGATCGACTTTGGTGGGCGGTTCATCGACGCAGACGCCGGCTTTGGAGTCCATCTTGACCGTCGGATCTACGTTGTGGGCGCTACGTCCGGTGCGTCCACGAACTGCACCAGGTTCTCAACCGCGTCAAACAACATCTCCTACGAAGGCTTGAATCCCGTGGTTGTCGTTGACGGGGTCCAGCGGGCCGTGGTCGCTACGACGTCTACGTATGTTGAAGTGGTCGGTCAATTCAACGGTAAGTCAGGCTGGGTGGGCGTCCCGTACGACATGTCATGGACGTTCTCCACTCCGTTCCTACGGAACAATGGCGACGCGATCATCGACGGACGCCTCCAACTGACCTATGGAAAGATTTCCTACGAATCGACCGGACACTTCCTTGTGACGGTCACCCCGAAATACCGGGAGTCCTACTCCTACGTGTTTGACGGGGGCCGGCTCGGTGCGGACCTGACGCTTGGTACCGCCTTCCTTGAGACGGATTCGCTCCGGTTCCCGATCCATTGCAAGAACGTGGACGCGACCATCACGGTCAGCAGCGACTCGTTCCTGCCGTGTCGGATCCAGAGTGCTTCGTTTGAGGGTAACTACACGACTAGGAGCAGGGCAGTATGAACCCGTTTGTCAGGCCATCCATCGAATCAGATTGCGAGTACATCGCAGACCACATCCGCGCAGCTGACCAGCGCGAGTGCGATCTATGGGAACTCCTCCCCAAGGACTCCTTGTCAACGGGGTTCCGCTACTCCGTTCAGCCGCTCACGGTCGTTGACCGCAACGGTAACCCGGCGGCGATGTTTGGTGTCACCCAGGCGGAAACGCCCGGGTTCGACAAGAGCAGCGATGCGACTATCTGGCTGCTCGGTACGGATGAACTGTTCACGTTCCCTGTTGAGTTCGTGCGACAGAGCCTCATGTGGATCGACCACATCTGTCGCCCCTTGGCAGCAAAGCATGGGCATGTCGGAAACTGGGTCGATGAGCGAAACACCAAGCATGTCGATTGGCTCATCTGGGTCGGGTTTGTCCGGACATCGTCCATCATCAAAGGTGACGTAAGCATCGCCTACTACAGAAAGGCAATCTAAGACATGTGCCTTCCATTCCTTGCTCCCCTCGGATCCGCCCTTGGCGCATCGGTGGCTGCTCAAGCCGCCGTTGGCACTATGGCGGCTTTGACGGTTGCAGCATCAGCCGCCGGCGCTGGCATGGCGTTCGTTGGGCAGAAGCAGGCTGCTGATTCCCAGCGGTACCAGTACGACCAGACGCAGCGGTTGGCAAACGAGAATCTTCAGATTCAGTACCAGCAGATGGCTGTTCGTGCGCGGGAAGAGCAGATTGCCAAGAGCCAGCAGGTGCAGGAGATTCAGTCCCAGGCAGAGCAGGCGTTCGGAGCAATCCGTGTTGAGGCAGGCGAGGCGGGGATTCAGGGTAACTCTGTCAACAGTTTGATGAACGAGTTCGCTCGGCAGCAGAACGAGTCCCTGGCGAATCTTGACATCAACTACGACTTCCGGAACCGCCAGCTCTACATGGAGCAGCTTGGTATGCGTGGGCAGGCCGAGTCTTCCATGATCCGGGCATACCCGAACCAGACGGCGCCGAGCATTGCAACTCCGCTCCTACAGACGGGTGCTTCCGTACTGAACACGGTCAATATGTATGGGAACATTGAGAGGATGCCAATGTTCGGTGGCGGGTCTTCGTCGTCGGTCGGTCAGTACAGCAGCATCGCCCGCAGAGACTCGTTCGTGAATTCGCTGTCCCCCTACTACCGGAACATCAACCGAGGTTGGTACTGATGGCAAACTCACTCTCACCGAACAACCTCACCCAGGTTGCCATTCAGCCGGTGGCCTCCCCGGTCAGCCTGAACATCCTTCCTGCCCCGGGGCAGCAGTTCCAGGGGAACCAACTCCAGCAGCTCGGTGAGTCGCTTGCCGCATTCAGCCCTGCACTCCAAGGGATGCTTGCACGGCGTGTCGAGGAAGACAAGCGGATGCTAGCGGCGCAGGGGCAGTCGGTTGACTTCGGCCAGGTCAACCTTGACGTTAGCCCAAACGCATCCCCGGAAGAGAAGCAGGCTGCTCTCAACAACGCCTTCAAGGATGCCATCCGGAAGAACAACGCCCCGGACAGCGCAAACCCCTTCTTCCTCATTGCGGCTCGTCAGAACTTCGGGCGTACGGTCGGGTTGAAGTACCGGAACGCCTTGGCGTCCCTTGAGGGTCAGGCCACGGACCCGGACAACCCGACCCCGTTCCACGAATTGGCTCAGAAGGCGTCTGAGATGGTCGGTGCGGAGGCCGTCACCTCAGACGTCTACGGCGCTGCCGGCTTTGCCTCGGTGGCTCAGGAGGCAAACGCTGAGATGCAGTCGCGGTTCCAGCAGGAACTGCGAA